AAGTCTTTTTCAAACCAATCAAGCGGCTTATCGTATTGTCTTATTTGTTCTTCATTGTATGCGTCTACTTGAAGTGCTAATTTTTCTAATTTTTCTAAATATAAATCAAGAAACTGTTTAAAGTCCTCATTTTTTAATTTTTTAAGAGTATCAATAGTAAGTTTTATTTCTTCAACACTGAGCATTTTGTTATTTAAAATGCAAATAATTTATTAAAAGTATTTGTGGTTTCTGTGCTTTGCACGTCCCAATTAAGAACACCAATCAAGTTATCTATTTTTTGATCTAAAATAGTTGCCTCCATGGCCTCTGCGTCGAATGGCATTTCTTTGAACCAATCAGGAATCCTTAGTTCATCCACAGGATACGCAATTGAAGTGTATCCTAAAGGATTATTTTTCAGTTTGCATACAATTACTTTGGCTCCATCTGTTATAGGCAAACTGTATTTGTCACTGTACATGTCTCTACATCTATTCCAATTTATACTTGCCCTTACATGTCCTGGCATGTTTGCTTTACCTTGTTTAGTTTCTTTTGCAAGATACTCAGTAATATTATTTGCTCTTTTTGGTGATCCTTTTTCCCATCCTGGTCTTGCTTTGAAGTCTTCTCTAAATGCTGATATTCTATCAAGCACTTCTTTTTCATTTTTGTTTGTTAGCACTAACATTAATAATTCACTTAAAAAGTCTTGCACAAACACAGGAGTGTCTGATCTTTTAAGATCTAGTCCCATAGCCTTCATGTTACCTGGAGAGCCTGCTGTATCTACCCTTTCTCCTTCTTTGTCAAAGTAAAGCACTGCATATCTTTTCTTAGTTATAAAAAGTCCTTTGCTGGCAACTAGTTCTCGGCCTGCCTTTATTACTTCACCTCTAGTTTTTGGACAATGAAATGCTTTTGTCATAAAATTAGTAAAAGTTCCATTAACCTCATCTGATATCTTGTCGTATAAGTTTATTATGTTTTCTTTTTGCCAAGGTATTTTTCCAGACTGTATTTCATTTTGTAAAGGCTTAAAAGCAGAAAAATACACAGAGTCTGTATCACCATATATTACTGCTTCGCCCTTGTGGTCATATTCTCCTGTAATAACTTCATTAACTTTTGCACCCATATGTTTTGTAATACATCTGCCAGTCAAAGTTACAGACTGTCCAATTCTAATATCAAAGAATCTACAGCCTGGATTCAAGATTGCACCATATAGACTGTTAAGGTTAATTTTTTTAACAAGTTGCCTTTTGTCCCAAAACTCTTTTTCTATTTCGTTGTCTCCACATTCATGCATTTTACGTTGCATCTCTTTTCTTTCGGCATACCATCTTTTTAACAGTCCCGGTATAATTGCTTCAAACTCATATGTAAAAATAGTTCCGTTGGCACTCAACATCCATTGATTGTTGCTTTCAAACACAAGATCATACAGTTGCGCCGCACTCATTTTTACACTTGTGTTGTCTTGCCAATCCACAATTATTTCAGTGCCACGTTCTTTGTTCATAACTGCTTGATACTCCCAACTACCAAATTGATTATCCCAAGCCGCCGCAAAAGATTTTTTTTGATGCTTGGCTCTGTTTATTTCTGCCGATGTTATAACAGGACGTATTTGTCCTACAATACTTTCTGGTCCCATGTTTAAAGCACGTATCACACTAGGATATAGACTGTTTATATCGCAACTGCCAATCCAGTCATGTAAGCCTTTTTTAGGAGTCGCCACATATGCACCAGCGGCTGTGACTGATTCACCTTCTGCTCTTCTTACTCTACCAGGCACAATCATACCTCTTCTATGTGCTTCGTTTACAATGGCTTGTTCAGTAACCGCAACGGCACCCATCGTAGTTTGTAGCAACACAGTGTTTTGATGTGCTATTTCATTTGCCAGTTCTATAAATTTTAGTTTCTTTTCTAGTTTTGCAAGTAGATTGCAGTCTTGTCTATTGTATTCTATGAATAGACCAAAGTCATGATTGTATAAGTTGTCTAGCGATCCTTCATATATGGTTTTCTTTTCACCAAGTTCGTGTTCACCAATAGCGTCCAATCTATACGAATGTCTTTCTTCATAGGTGTATTTTCTATAAAGTTCTAAAAGATCCAAATGTACCCTTCCTATCAAATCATAACTCAATTGTTCTCTTCCGTATTTTTCAAATACTCTTCTTTTAGGTTTTTCTCCCCAAAAACAAAGTCTTCTTGTGTCATCACTGCTTAGAACTTTTTGTATTCTACCAACTGTGTATGGAATATCATATCCTTCGGAGTTCCAACCACTTAGGATATCCGCATCATCTATTAGTGTTAGGAAAGCATCAAGCATGTCTTTTTCTTTTTCAAACAGCATGACATTTTCAAAACGTTCTGTGGCCATCTTAGCACCGCTCATGTTTAAAGTCTTTGGTGGAACTGCAAAAGTCACCAGTTGATCGGTCCAACTTAGATAACAAGTTATCGCTGTAATTGGCATGAATGGATCGTCAGTAGTGGAATATCCACGTTGTGGGTCAAAGTCAACTTCAATATCAAAAAATACCACGTTAAGTTTTGGAGTTTGTTTGCCTAGATAATTTTCCTCTAAACAACGGAACACAGGATTTATATCTTGTTCATATAATTTTTTGTTTGATCGTATTTTTTGTTCTTTGATGAACTGTTTGAAAGTAGTGCATTGCACTTTTTGTAATTGTTCACCATATATACTTCTGTGTTTGCCTCTGCTGTCTGGATAATAAAACACATACCTAGCATCATAGTCAACAAATTTTCTTTGTCCTTTAGAGTCTCGTTCTACTACTCGGACCTTGTCTTCATCTCTTTTATAAAATGCATCTATGTAACTCATAAAACTCTTAGTCGTTTCAAATTACGTATCCAAAAGTTATCCTGCTCTATTTCGTATTCAAAATTTTGTGTTGTTGGATTTACTTGTAGTTCAACTGCTCCATTACGTAAATGAAATCTTCTAGCCATATCAGTCAAAGGTGACAGTGTGACTACTCTAGATATTTGATCTTGTTTTCTTGCGTGTGCAATAAGTTGATTTACGATCAGTCTACCTGCACCACGTTCTTTACTCCAAACTGTATATGCCACCGCAATGTGACCATCTGGATCTGTAAATTTATCTAATTCTTGTGTGTTTGTTGGAACCATCTTTGTGTATGCCACACAGATTGTGGCCGCTCTTTCTCCATTGTCATTTATTAAAGCGTATATTGTTCTACCCGGACTTGTTCTAAATTCTACAGTTAGTTCAGGTCTCACTGGATCTTCTTTAATATCGATATGATCTATCGTTTTTAGTTTGTATGTCATAACAAAAATACTTTAATGTTGCCTATTATGTTCATAATTGTGAACCAACTTGCCAAAACAAATGTCCAAATTATTCTACGTCTCCAACATGCTATTGCAAGTGTGCTTGATCCTAACAAATACACAGGAAACACATACTCCATTATAGGATAAGGTGACGTAAAAGTCAATATGATTGATCCTGCTATTGTGAATACTACAGAAAATACTTCAAGATAAAATGCTGTTTTATCAGTGTTGTAACTTTGTACCCAAAATTCCTTTATAAGGTTGTACACTAGATCTTGCCTGCGGCTGTTAGGATTGATTCAACTATATCCATGTCGTCTGACACACCTTTGTAGTTGTCTTTGTGTGCTATCGAAATGGCCTTATTGATCATTGCTGGTTTGAGTTCTAGTTCTTCTGCTAGTGCTTTCACAGTGTCTCGTAGTCCACCTTTTAGGTCATCTACTTCTCCCAACACTTGTGATCCTTGATTTATTATTTGTATTAGTTTTTGTTTTTCTGCATCATTGAAATTTCGCATGATTTCTCCTTTTTATTATTATACTTTATGATTGTGACAAAAGCAATTACTTTTTAGGCTTTGTTGAAACTCTTATAGGTTTTTTACCAGGTCCCCCACCTGTGTCTTTACCACCTCTACCTGCTTTTCGCTGTGCGGCTCTTTTTCTTGATACTGCTGACTTTTTCTGTTTTTTGGTCATTGAACGAGCCTTTGATGCTGGCACACATTTGGCATACCCTCTTTTAGATCCGGATGTACCACACTCAGGATGTCCACCACCCTTTTTCTTTTTGGCAATGTTGACCCATTTCTGTTTAAACCATTTACGTAATCCACCTTTGTATTCGTTCAATATCAAGCCACCGCAATTTACACAGTAGTCTATGGTGTCCACCAATTTGTCTAGATCATAGTTTGGTTTAATTGCACCGTGTTTTTTCTTTGCAATCATATCCATTTGCAGGGCAACTTTGAAATCAAAATCAGTTACATCATTTGTTCTGTGTGTATAAATTTTTACAAGAACTTCATCATAGAAAACTCCAAGGTCTGCATGATGGTCCAATTCTTCCTGTGGTTTAATTGTGTCAATTAGGAACTTTATGACTTGAAAGTAGTCTTCAAATTTATATTTTTTCTGTAGGCTGTTGTCTTTGTATTCCCAATCTGGAAGATATTTTGCTCTTAATTTATTC